CTGCTCCTCGCGCGTGCCGGCATCGAGCACGTTCTTGGCCTGCCGATCGGCGAGCTGGGCATTCTGCCGCTGCACCTCGGCGTTATATTTGGCCGCCTTTGAATTGGCGTTGGCTGTGGCGATCTGGCCGGCACCGCTCAGGAGCGTGCCGCCGATCAACAACGCGACTTCGGTGCACATTGGCTACTTCCTCAGCTCGAACAAAACAAACGTGTGGCCGCGCAGGTCGAACGTCGCCGAAAACTCGGCGCCGAGCCACCTCAACCAGCGGATCGAGGTGTTGTTCTCGATATCGACGACGTTGCGCAGCACCGAATACCGCTCGAACAGTTTCGGCCGCCACTTTGCGCAGAGGCGCAGGAAGTCTTGCGGGTGCCGCTCCACCGCGTCGGTGCCAAGCAGCCACACCGATCCGATGCCGGCGAGCACGTTGAGGTCGGCCGTGCCGAACATCACCTCCGGCCGACCGTCGAACAGCGCCGTGAACGCCCGGGAGCGCTTCATTGAAAGGCGGAGACCGTCGAGCGGGCTCAGCCCAGCCATGGCGTGGCACTCGTCGATATCGGCGGCCCGCATCCGCCGGGCAATGGCGCGGCAGTGCTTGCCGCGTGCCGGCACGATGTCGATGGTCACCTTAGCGGCCAAGCGTCACCTCCGGCATGATGGCCAGAATGCTCATCGGCAGCGGGTCGAACTGCTTGACGAACATCGTGCCCGCCCGGTTCCAGTCGGCTGGCGGCGTCATGTCGATGTCGCCGGTGTACAGGCCGATCGCCTCGTTCCACGCCTCGGTGGAGCGCTGCTTGACCTCGACGATCTTGTCGCTGTCGCGGCCGACATCCCTGGGGGCGATGAACACGCCGCGCGTCTTTTCAACCCGCAACACCACCTTCGAGATCGATTTGGCCCGCCCCTGCACCGTGCCGAGGCCCTGCACCGTGCCGAGATCGAGGTCGAGCGTCTGCAGCACGGCGGCGTAGGGCAAGCCAACCTGGATCTTGGCGGCGGCCACCGGCAGGCTCACCGCGCCGCTTTCCACCGTGAGGCCGCGCACCACGTTGCCATCGGCCAGCGCCACCACCTCCGCGCCCTCCAGATGGCTAAGCCCCGTGAGATGAGCCACCGGCGCGCCGGAATAGGTGAGGCCGCAATCGACGAAAAAGGCATCCTCGACGTGGTCGAAGGCCCGGGTATGCAGCCGCTCAATATAGCGGCGCGTCACGCCATCAATGGTTCGCCGCACCACGAAATACGGCACGTCCTCGCCGCCCTCGGCGATGCAGGTCACGTCCTCGAACACCGCCCCGGCGCCGCTGTCGTGGCGCGTCCAGGCCCACACCTCGTGTTCCTTCATGTAGGTCAGCGACACCAGCGCGCCGTCGTCGAGCACCACCCAGACGATGGAACTCGGCGCCTGCGCATAGGCCCAGGCCTTGATCGACCGGTTCTCGAACAGGTGGCGGCTCATGATGGTCAGGTCCTTGCCCACCCAGGCGTCGTCGCCGTAGCTGTAGGAGAAATCGCGGATGACGCCACCCGAGCGCTGGGCGAACAGCACCGTCTCGCCGACGGCGATCGGCTGCACCGCCGCCGCGCCGCGATAGCCCTGGTTGGCGATGACGATGGCGCTGGGCGTGATGGCGTCCGACGCCGAGCCGCCCGTCACCACCCATTCGGCCGACGAGGTCAGCAGCAGCAGGCCATAGCGGGCGGCCAGCATGGAGCGGACGATGTTGACCTGCCGCGCCCGCATGCGGAAGGTGATGGAGTCGCTATCCTTGGCCGGCGAGGCGTAGCCGAAATTCTCGTAATTGGCGGTCTGTGACAGGTAGACCGCCTGCGGCTCGTTGTCGGTCGAAGCCAGCGCCAGCCGCTGCTGGATGAAGGTGACGGCCCGCGGATAATTGCCGGCGCCGAGGAACGGGGTGCGCGCTTGCTGCGGCCCGTCGGCGGTGTCGGCGGTGATGTTCTCGTCGTCGAGCAGCAGTTCGGTGGTCGATCCGATATAGCCGAACGAGCCGTTGGAAAACTTGTAGACCACGTATTTGCTGGCGCCCGTCACCGCCGCCCAGGTGACGCGGTTGATGCCGCCATCCACCGACAGGTCATTGGTGCACGTCGCCTGGTCCGATGGCAGGCTTTCCTCGCCCGTCGCCGCGCTCACCGCCGCCACCACGTAGCGATAGGGATGCGCCTTGTAGCCCGTCGCGCCGGAGGTCGACGAGGCCGCCGTCGCCGCAACGCCGGTCGGCTTGGTCATCGCCGGGGTGAAACTCGGCTCGGTGAACGTCCAGCTGTTGTCGGCAAGCCGCGACAGCTTCTTCACCGGGTAGTCGGGATGGACGATGTAGACGACGTCGGCCTCTTGGGCGAACACCAGCGCGTCAAGGTCGGCCGACTCGTAGGTCGTCGCCACCTCGTAGATCGCGCCGCCAGCCGCCAGGATCAGGCCGCCGTTGCGCCAGAAGCGGATATAGTGCGTTCCGAACTCGAGAACGTAGGCCTGTTCCTCGTTGAACTGGAACGGGATCAGCCGCGTCGCATCGGCTTCGGTCTTCACGGCGCCGACGAACTCCAGCCCGGCGCGGTTGCTCGCCCCGCCGTGGGCGTGGATATAGAGGTTCCGCGCCGTCTTGAGGCCGACGGTGTATTTCTGGATGTCGACCCGCGCCCACAGGGCCGGCGACAGCTCGCCGCCGACAAAGGCCGGCTGATAGGCGCGCAGCGTCATTGCCGCACCCGCTCATAGTCGGAGGTGAAGCTGGCGCCGGTCCACGCGTCGTTGGCGTCGGCCGCGCTGGCCGCCGTCTGCGTCTGCAGCGCCATCTGGAAGGCGGCCTGGCGCTGCTCGGCGTCGCGCGTCAGCGGCATGGCGAGGCGCGCGGCAAGGTGCCAGGACAGCGCCTCGATGAACAGCGGCGGAAACTTCGAGGGGTCGTCGACCCGGCGGATGTAGCGGAGGACGGCCGGCGTGAGGTCGGTGAGCAGACGGTCGCCGAACAGCTCGTACGGGGCGCCCGCCTCGTCAGACCCCTGAAGATCACCCGGCAGGATGGCGCCGGACAGCGTGCCATCGGGCGGCTGCAGCGTGCGGACGCGCAGCAAATCGACCGGCAGCGCGTAGGTGTGGCCCCAGCGGCCGGCAGTCACCCCCGCCACCTCGGCCAGCAGCGCCTGATGGCGGGCAAAATGCCAGGGCGGGCCGGCCGCCAGCAGCGCATCCAGCGTCTGCGCGTAAAAGCGATTGCAAGCGCGGGCCTCGGAACTCGCCTCGGTCAGCGCGTCGATCTTGTCGGCGCCGAGGTGGCCAAGGGCCAGATTGCAGATGGAAACTGTTGATGCCATGGACCACCCCGAAAACCGTGCCGCACTCTAGGCAAGCACAGGTTTTCGCGGTGGCAGGGGCGCATGGCGAGGCGCCAGCGCCTGGCTCTAGATACGTCCCATCAACATCAGAATGATGATGATCAGCAGAATGAGGCCCAAGCCGCCGCTGGGGAAATAGCCCCAGTTGGCGCTGTGCGACCAACGCGGCAAGGCGCCGATGAGAACCAGAATGAGGACGATGATCAGGATTGTGCCGAGTGACATGGACGGTCTCCATAAGACAGGGGCGGCAAGGCGAAGAAAAATCGCAACCCAATAAGCAAATTCGCAAAGGGCCCAGTCGGTTCCATGGAGATGACCGCCGGCCGCCTTTCCTCGTCCCGCGCCACACCAATGTTGGCCGGCTCACGACGGCTTGGCGCCGGTGCGGGGAAGCGACCGATCGAACGACCGAGGCGGGCCGGAGCGGGACGATCTGGCCGACCAAAGGCGCCCTCTATCCGCCCCTCGTCCCCTTCGGCCCGAGGTCCTCTTTCTCACGCGGAGGGTGACAGTTTCATATGCGCGCCACCTATCGGCTTCGCGGAGGATGACAACCTTATGGAGGCACCATCTATCTGTTTTATATATAGTTCTGTCATCCTCTGCGCAGGCAGAGGACCTCGGGCAGGACGTCTACCACGCCGACACGCCGGCCGGTAAAGCCTATATCAAGCTGACACTGAGAGCCGATGGCGCACCGGTGATACAGTTCAAGGAGTTGGAACCATGAGCCGAGTTTGCCTTAGCTGCGATGCCGGCGCGGACATGGTGCCGTTTATCGGCGAGACGCATCAGGTCGACTATCGCGGCACCATGGTCGAGGTCGAACGTCTCTCGGGTTTCCGGTGCCCTGTTTGCGGCGAGATCGAATTTGACGCCGACAGCGCCGAACGCTACGCGGCGGCCGGCGATGCGCTGGTGCTGGCGGCGCGCCGAGCCGACGGCGAGGAACTGCGCCGCATCCGCAAGAAGCTGAAGCTCAACCAGGTGGAAGCCTCCAGGCTCACCGGTGGCGGCCACAATGCCTTCTCGCGCTACGAGACCGGAAAGGTCATCCCCGCGCCGGCCGTCGTCAACCTGTTCCGTCTGCTCGATCGCCATCCCGAGGAAGTCGAGAGGCTGAAGCGAGCTTAGGTCTGCCTCGCGGCGCATCGATCCTGTCGGACCCGTTGGCATCAGCCCCAGGAGCCGCACGCGTCAGCCCTACCGGCCATGCTTCTGAACGAAAGAGCCGACGATCGGCGCCGCGATGACCGCCACGGCGGCCCAGAGGAGCGCCCATTTCATGCCGTTGCGACGGCTGCGACGGGCTTTCTGCGGCGTTGGCTGGTGCATTTTGAACCATGGCGGCCTGAGACCGCCCCCCTATGTCAACACGCGTTGCCGAGTATGCCTCCTGGCGTTTCAGGGGCACAAATGCTTTCTCTGGCGTGGCACGTTGCTCACGTCCGTGCGGACAGAGGCGCCCGATATCTGCCCCTTGCCCCCTTCGGCCCGAGGTCCTCGCATGAGAAGGGGACCTCGGGCAGGATAGAGCAGTCGGCGAATATCGGTTTCCCGCTCCCGCACCCAAAAACCGCACCATCGTCCAAGCTGCCCCCGGAGCCATCTTCCCGGCCGTGAGCGCACCCGCCGATCAGGCTGACACCTCCCGATCGAACAGCGACCGCTCATCTTGGAAATGCTCCAGCAGGGGAGCCCCCGTGGCGGGTGAGCTTCACTATGGACGCTGGCGGCCGCGGCCCCTCAGGCCATCGTCCACAGCTGGAACAGCAGCCCGAAGGCAAAGGAACCCACAACCGACAGGCCAATATAGAGCGCAAAGACCCGCGGTTTGACCAATGCCCAGACGGCCATCGCCGCCGGGATCGAGGTGACGCCGCCGGCGACCAGGAACGCCATGCCGGCGCCCGGTGCCATGCCCTGATCAATCAGCCCGCCGACAAGCGGCAGCGCTGCATAGCCGTTCAGGTAGGCCGGCACGCCCACCAGCGTCGCGGTCACGATGGGCAGCAGCCCCTCGCCGCCAAGCGCTGCCGTCACCATCTCGGTCGGCACCCACGCCAGCATCAGGCTTTCGAGGATGAAGGCCAGCGTCAGCCACTTGGCGAGGAACACGGTTGTGGTCAGCGCCGTCCTGGCAAATCTGGCGCGACGCTCGGGCTGGTCCCAGAAGCGCCAGGCAACGGGCTTGGGTGCCCGCACCCGCGCGCCGCCGCAGCCACCATTGCCGATGCCCTCGCGCAACGGATCGGCCAGCGCGCCGTTGCGCGACAGCATGAGCACGACCAGCCCGCCGAACACGCCAAGCCCGACCGCCGCGATGGTCTTGGCCACCGCGAATTCCACGCCGAGCACGCCCGCGGTCAGCACGAACATCGACGGGTCCATGATCGGCGACGCCAGCCAGAAGGCCATCACGGCCGACAGCGGCACGCCCATGGCAAGGAGCGCCGCGATCAGCGGGATCACCCCGCAGGAACAGAAGGGCGAGACGCCGCCGGCCAGCGCTGCCAGCCCGATCATCAGAACCGGCGCTCCGGTAAAGGCCCTGGCGATCAGGTTGTCCGCCCCGGTGGCGCCCGCCCAGGCGGCGATGGCGATCGACAGCACCAGAAACGGCGCCGTGTTCAAAAGCGCCTGGCCCGCGAACAGCGCACTGCTTGACGCCTGAGCCGGATCGACCACTGCGAGCGCCACAAGGATCAGCGCCGAGGTGAGCCATACCCGCTGCTCCCGCCAGAGATGCCTCAGCGTCGACCGGAGGCCAGGAGAGGAAAGGGCTGCGTCCGTCATAACTAAATCTCCGGATTTACGGTTGTTTTTGGGCAAGAAAAATCGGCAGGATGCGTCATGCGGCATGCTCCGCCGGCTGAACCGTCACGCCGGAACAGCATTCCGACGTCAGAAAGCCGAGCACGCGTCGCACCGCAGCGAAATCGACGCGGTTGAACACCTCGCGCCCCTGCTTGTCCTGCACCACCAGCCCTGCATCGACCAGCGTCGACAGGTGATGGGCGAGCGTCGAGGGGGCGAGGCCGAGATGGTCGCCGATATCGCCGACCCGCAGCCCCTCGTCCCCCGCCTTCACCAGCAGGCGAAAGATCGAGAGACGGGCATCATGGCCAAGGGCGGCGAGCGCGCGGGCGTAGGGGCTTGTCGTGGTCATATCGCATAAAATAACCAAAATCCTAGTTTTGTAAATGGTTTTCTGGCAGATGCTCCGCTCGCCTCGCCCGCGCGTCTCGGTGGCGGCAGACCGCAACCGGCATCGACCGCGGCGCCGTCGCCTTCGATCAAGGCGGACCAGATCCCCTCGATCGCCAAGGCCGCATACGCGCCATCTGCTTGTTTCCTGTATATAAATTGTCATCCCCGCGTGAGAAGGGGACCTCAGGCAGGATAGAGCAGTCGGCGAATATCGGTCTCCCGCTCCGGCTAGCCACCGCAGCGCGCCATCAAGGGTCCGCCCCTCGGTGAGGACACCCATCGGCACCCCAGCGTAGCGGCGTTGGGAAAAGGCGAGCACCAAGCACTCAGCCCATCATCTTGGCAGAGCCATCAGATGGTAGTAATCTTTACTACCAAATAGACAGGAGGCGGTGATGCCGAACGTTGAAAAGATGAGCCTGGCGTTGACAACCCAGCAGGCCGCGATGATGCGGGACGCCGTCAGCACCGGCGCCTATGCAACCACCAGCGAAATCGTCCGCGAAGCCATGCGGGATTGGGAATCCAAATGGCTTGCCCGGAGCGAAGAGATCCGGCGCCTCAGGGCATTGTGGGACGAAGGCAAGGCCAGCGGCCCTGCCGAGCCGGTCGACTTCAAGGA